GGTTCAACCTTTCCACTGGTAACAATGTAAGTATTGTCAGCACCAAATTTATCAGCAAGCTCGTGATAAGCGGTTGCGTGTCCAATATGAAACGGGTGAAAGCGACCAGCATACACTGCAATTATTCTGGGTTTGAGGTCAGATATCTTCATATGACTATTTACCGGATAAGTTATCTACATACTTTATCATCAATACTATTGACAATAGCCAGCTTAAATGCTATAATAAGTTCAAGGAGAATATTGTGACAGAAGAAGAAAAAACAAAAACCATTTACCTAAAAAATAAGGACATTCTTGCTGAAATACATAAAAGCAAAATGAAATTTTGTTGGTGTAAGGATATAGAGTACCAACAATACGATTATATCGTAGACGATTTAAAAAGCTTTCATAATCGCAAAACCAAGGCCTGTCCAGAAGGTGCTATTAATTTGGCCAAAGCAGCTCGCGCTGCTAGATTAAGCAACGAAGCCTATCGTGCTGCTGTTGCCCAATGGGAAGTTCTGGGTGGTAAAGCCAGCACTAAACCCAAAGCTGATGATTTTGAAATCATTCCCAAAAAGATACCCACAACAAATCTAGTAGTTAGACTAATGACCTTTGAACACATTCCACTTGAGCCCGGGCGTAAAAATAATCCCAAAAATCTTGCTGATCGCAAAGCCAAGGTAAATTTTCCACCCTTCAAACACTTTGTTCTCAATAACGATGGCACGTGGCACGAAGTACTTCGCAGTCACTGGAAGGGCAACCTTAAGACTGGCCGCTTTTCAACCGACCACGCACAAATAACCAACCGTCTGGGCGCAATGTTTTTGAAACTTTGTGAACGCTACAGTTTTAGAGCCAATTGGCGAGGCTACTCTTATGTTGATGAAATGCGCGGCCAAGCCCTAATTCAACTTACACAAATTGCGCTACAGTTTGACGAAGGCAAAAGTCAAAATCCCTTTGCCTATTACACTGCTGCGGTGACCAACAGCTTTACCAGAGTATTAAATATTGAAAAGCGTCAACGAGATATCCGTGACGACATGCTACAAGATTCTGGCCAAATGCCTAGTTGGACACGCCAAATGGAAAGCTCGCAACAACACCAGGCCGAAATAGAAAGAATCAATGCTCTCAAAGATGCTGGGTCGACTACAAATACTAGTAACTCTATGGATATTGATCCAGACACAGACATTGAACTAACAAAAATTGAAATAGACAGTGAAGAACCGACTTCATGACCGCCCCTTTTAAGGACCAAGAAAAATTTATGCAGGCATGTGACCAAAGCACAGGCTTCTATAATAAACAACAATTTGAGTTGTATTCCAACCTTATCAAAGAAGAAGTAAACGAGTTGTTTGTTGCTGTTCACAACAAAAACAAAGTTGAACAACTAGACGCACTGATTGATATCTTGGTTGTCACTATTGGTGCTATTCATAGTCTGGGCGCCGACAGCGAAGGTGCCTGGAATGAAGTTATGCGTACTAACTTTGCCAAAATTGATGCTGAAACCAATAAAGTTAGAAAGCGCAAAGACGGCAAGGTACTGAAGCCCGAAGGCTGGAAGTCTCCTAAGTTAGAGCCATTTTTAAAAGGATAATATATGCACAATGATAGTCTCAAAAGTCATATTGAACACTTGGAAGAATCGCACAGCTACCTAGATCATAAACTTATACAAATGGAAAAACAACACCAGTACGACAGCACTGAAGCCAGAGATCTGCGGAAAAAGAAACTGCTGATCAAGGATGAACTATACTGGTGTAGACAAAAACTCAATAAGATATTATAATAGACCAATGACTCATGCATTTAAAAAGGCGGTTTGCTTCACAGATGTACATTTTGGTTTAAGGAATAACAGTCGAAGCCACAACGACGACTGCGAAAACTTCATTAAATGGATGACTACCGAAGCCAAGAAGGAAGAAGCAGAAACCTGTTTCTTTCTTGGAGATTGGCACAATAATCGTTCGGCAGTCAATGTCAGCACTCTGAATTATACTTGTTCAAATATCAAGTACCTTTCAGAAAACTTTGAAAAGGTATATTTGATTATGGGTAACCACGATCTTGCCTATAGAGAAAAACGAGAGATCAACAGTCTACCTTTTGCCAAACTTCTCAAAAATGTTAGCCTCATTGACGAAATTACAACCATTGGTGATATTACCATTGTGCCATGGTTAGTTGGCGACGAATGGGAAAAAATGAAACATCTTAAGAGTCGTTATGTATTTGGACACTTTGAACTGCCTCATTTTAAAATGAATGCCATGGTTGATATGCCCGACCATGGTGGACTTAATGCCAGTCACTTTCCTAATCAAGAATTGGTGTTTTCGGGTCACTTTCACAAGCGTCAGCAAAAGGACAATGTAATCTACATAGGCAATTGCTTCCCGCATAACTATGCCGATGCTGGGGATGATGAGCGGGGCTGCATGTTTCTAAAATGGGGAGGAAAGCCTGATTTTCGTAACTGGCCAAGCGCACCAAAGTTTAGAACATTGACCTTAACCGAGGCCATTGACAAACACGAAAGTCTCTTTGACACACAGACTTTTGCTCGTGTTACTATTGATATAGATGTTAGCTTTGAAGAAGCTTCTTATATCAAAGAACAATGGATCAATACCTATGGCATGCGCGAACTAAGTCTTATTCCTACCAAAAAGGAAGAGCATAGCACAGAATGGACTGGCGGAGAATTACAGTTTGAAAGTGTTGATGCTATTGTGTTGAATCAAATTCAAGCCATTGACTCGGATGTGATTGACCGTCAAGTATTGACACAGATTTACCAAGGACTTACACATTGATTCAATTTAAAAATTTGACAATTAAGAATTTTCTTTCGGTAGGTAATGTTACCCAAGGCCTACGCATGGATCAGCATGGGCTTACTCTAGTATTGGGTAATAATCTAGACCTTGGTGGTGATGGCGCTAGAAACGGTGTTGGCAAGACCACCATTGTCAATGCATTGAGCTATGCTATTTTTGGTTCTGCATTAACAAACATTCGCAAAGAAAACTTAATTAACAAGACGAATGGTAAGAATATGTTGGTCACTGTGGGATTTGAAAAGAACGGCAACAAGTATATCATTGAACGAGGACGCAAGCCCAATTTGTTGCGATTCATTGTTGATGATCGCGAAGTCAATGAGGCTGGCACCGACGAAGGCGCAGGTGAAAACCGCATAACGCAGGAAGCTATTGATCGCGTGGTTGGTATGAGTGCTGAACTGTTCAAGCACCTTGTTGCTCTTAACACTTATACCCAACCTTTTTTAAGCCTAAGAGCGAATGAACAAAGAGATATCATTGAAGAGCTGTTAGGTATTACTTTACTCAGTGAAAAAGCTGAGATTTTAAGAGAGCAAGTCAAGGTTACCAAAGAATCAATTAGAGATGAAGAAACCAAGATTAAGACTCTTCAAGAAAGTAACAGTAGAATTCAAACCACCATTGACGACCTTGAGCGACGCAGTCGTACCTGGGCCGCAAAGAAAATCACAGACATGACTGAACTCAATGGTGTTATTGAAGAATTAGAATCCACCGACATCGAAGCCGAGTTAGAGGCTCATCGTGCTTTGGCTCTTTATAAGGAAAACGAAAATCGCCTAAAGTTAGCCAATAAAGAACTAGCAACAAGACAAAGCAATGTAAAAAAATTACAAGAAACATTGGCACTGTCGCAAAAAAATCTAGCTGAAATTGTTGAGCATCGCTGTCCAAGTTGCGGACAAGATATACATGATCAACAACATGAAAAGATGACAGCAACTGTTCAAGAAAGCATTGATAAAACCATTGCTACCCTCAAAGAAGAACATGGCTTTTTGGCTCTGTCTAATATTGCGGTGAAAGCCATTGGAGAACTGGGCAGCAGGCCCATAACTAAATACCTGGAAGTTGAAGATGCTGCGGCTCACAAAAATCACTTGGATCATTTGAGGCAACAACTAGTTAACAAAGATGCCGAACAGGATCCTTACCAAGAACAAATTTCTACTTTGAAAAATACTGCTTTGGCTGAAATTAGCTGGGACGAAGTGAATCGTTTAGGTAAATTGCTCGAACACCAAGATTTCTTGCTCAAACTGCTAACAAGCAAGGATTCATTTGTCCGAAAACGCATTATTGAGCAAAATCTGGCGTATTTGAACCATAGACTAGGCTATTACTTAGATAAATTACAATTACCACATCAGGTTTCTTTTAGAAGCGACCTCGAAGTTGATATTAGCCAACTTGGACAAAGCTTTGATTTTGACAACCTGAGTCGAGGAGAACGAAATCGATTAATTCTAGCATTGAGCTGGAGTTTTAGAGATGTATATGAAAGCTTTACTGAACCCATGAATCTACTGTTTGTCGACGAGCTTGTAGATTCTGGTATGGACCAAATTGGTATTGAAAATGCCATGGCTGTACTCAAAGCCATGGGTCGTGAAATGAACCGTAATATCTTTTTAATTAGCCACAGAGACGAGTTGGCCAGTAGAGTCAACAGTGTCTTGTCCGTAATTAAAGAAAATGGGTTCACCATGCTGGACACAGATGTACAAATACATGAAATCAACTAAGGAGACATTCAATGTCAAATCATGAAACACTACTTGAGCAATTTGAAGTTTACAAGGCTGAGAATGAAAAGTTTGCTGTCAAGGGCGTAAAAGCCAGTGCAGCCCGTGCTCGCAAAGCACTACAAGGAATGGGCAAGGCTATCAAAGAACGCCGCAAAGAAATTACTGCGGAGAAAGAAGCACTTGCTACCAAGTAATGACATGGCTGTACCAAGGTTCTGTTGTTGACACCCTGCCTGAAGATTGCGTGGGATTTGTTTATATTATTCAGAACACAATTACTGGTCGCAAATACATAGGCAAGAAACTGGCAAAATTTTCCAAGACAACTTATAAAACTATAAAACTCAAAAACGGAACTAAAAAAAAGAAAAGAATTCGAAGCAAAATTAATAGCGACTGGCAAGAATATTGGTCTAGTTCGGACGAACTTAAAAAAGATATAGAACTCTTAGGCAAAGAAAAATTTATTCGAGAAATTTTACACTATTGCAAAAGCAAATCTGCTTGTAGCTATCTTGAGGCCCAAGAACAATTTGCTAGAAAAGTACTTGAATCATTAGACTACTACAATCATTACATACAAGTGAGAGTCCACGGTTCTCACATATTAGGCAAACTGTAACTCACCCCGGCACTGCTGCGTAAACCGCAAACTATAAAAGGCTTTTTATTACTACCGATAAGCCTGTGTCGGCTGGTTAATAGACACCCATAAAACCTGGCACTTGGGTTGCACAGGGGAAGGAACACCTGACGCGGTAGCAGGGACTTGACTGCCACTATCCTTGACAGGACGCAATTCACGGTATGAAAAGAATTGGCACAAGTATACGATGACTAAAAAGAGTAGGCTCTGGTGAACAATTACAACCTACAGTATTATGCAAGCAGATTGGATTGCTTTCATAATATGCGTTATACAAGACAGGCGTCAAAGGGTACCGCGTAACCGCCCTGACTGGAAACAGTTGCTTAATCCAATGTGACATGGGGTCTGAGTCAAGATCAAATGTTTTTCTTAGCCGGTAAAACGGCTAAGTGTGACTGGTAAATCTAAGTCAAGAAATCATATGTAGTTCATATGATTCATGATTAAACAAATTTAAATTGTTTCTAGATTAATCACTCTAAGTCTATAAAATCTGAATGAGTAGAGCGAAGCGATACGAAATTCAAGGGCGATGAAATCGCCCTGTTAAGATAACACACTGTTAGAATCGAGCTCTGGCAAAACCCTTCCTACCGTAATAGGCTTCGGTTTTTTCCTTAACAGCTTCGCTGAGTATCTGTCTTTCAAGGAAGCTCATGGCCCAAATCTCATTGATGCTGATGGAACTCCAGATACTCAATGTTGATATTTCTTTGATTAAGGCCCTTGCCTCGTTTTCTATACTGTCCACAAACTGACGGATTTTTTTACCGTCAGTACCAAGTGTCAAGAGCCTACGGCGAAAAAACTTGTAGGATCAAACAGCATATCTGATTTGTATTCTTTTTGACAATAATCACATTTAACATTGATTTCGCGTGTAATACCAAAGGTTCCAAACTTTTTAAGTTCTTGGTCTAATCGCTCGTTACTAGCCCTGTCAAGATTCTTGACCCAATCATAAATGTGAGCATAATTTGTTACCTGTGTGCCGTCGGGCAGCGTTACTGACAAGATGCTCTGTGACAGTGTTTCTTGACTAAGGTCTACCAAAGCCGCATAGCCCTTGTTGGCCACTTCGGCCTTTTGATCTACTGTGGAATTTTCTTTGGCTTCTAAAGCCTGTAGTTGGCGCATGGTAACAAACTGTTGTTTCAGCAAGCGACTTTGGGCCTCTAAGGTATAAGGTTTGAGTTCAACCTTGATACCGCTGCTTAAAGTAACTTTGCCAATCTCTTCACTAATAGGCTTTAGTGTGGCCAAAATACTGCCCAAACTAACCGTAATACTTTGTGTTTTACCATTACTAGCATCACATTGGTGTGCCACATCCAACGACAAGTCGTCGCCGTAGCTGGCCATACGCATTGACACAAGAACGGCATCAATATCAGGCGCCGGCATTTCGTTGACATCTTTAATGTCTGGCACAACGCTGGACAGCACATACCTCAGTGCTTCGCCATTGAGCAACGAATCTGGGTTTTTGAGAACCATTTCATCTTTAGCAGTCATTGGATAAACTGCTAACTCGTTGTTTTCAGACAGTTTGGGTGGATTCTTATAAAAACGGCCACCGGACGGTAGCTCAATGTAGTTGCCAGGCCTGCGATAGAATTGGCTCAGTGGGTTTGGTACCAATGGCTTTTTAAGTGGGTTTTGATTATCCATGTACTTAATCCTTAACGGTAAATAGGTTCATATGCCCTATTGCATAATCTATTTATGTAGTATTTTAATAACCACCGGACCGTAATTAATGTCATTAAGTGAAGATAGATTTGACGCTGCAATACGAGAGTTTGAATTCGCAGTCCGCCAGTTTTCTGGACGGGCTGGAAGCATGGGCGCCGACTATGGCCGTGGAACATCACCATTACCAAGGCGCGGACTTCGCGGCAAAGATGTTCTTCCTAAGGAAGAATTAGATAAGCTAAAAAAGGAGCTTGAAGGTCTCAATCTGACACTTTCCCTTAATAGGAAATTAGAGGATGTAGACAGGAAAAGAAAAAAAGAGCTCGAAAAGCAACTCAAAGATCTCGAAGACAGCGCAGCAGATAATGTTGATAGCTACAAAGATCTTAAAAGATCTTTAAAGACTTTTGGTTCGTCTTTGGCCTTCGGTGAGACCACGGCGTCCCGTGCCTTCTCTAGCCTCGGCAACAGTCTGCAAAACAGTACTACCTCCTGGATAAAGACACTAGGAGGGTTCGCTGGTGGTGTGGGTTTCATGATTCAAGCCATGGAAGGTTTTGCCAAAGATGCAAGAGAAATGGGTGGTTTTGCAGATCTAGATGCATTTAAACTTGGCTCAATTCAGCAAGCCAAACTAATGAGCGGCCTTGGTGATTCATTTATCAAAGTCATTGATGCTAGTCAAGGTGGCTTCAGAGCCTTTGGTAGGAGCTCACAAGAAGCTGTTGAAAGGCTAAGTGAACTATCTCGTGGCTTTAGAGTAGGAAGTAGCAAGATTAGTAGCGAACTTGCTGCAAACTTGGGACCTGAACTAACCAAGACCATAGATAAAGCTCGAAATTCAACAGCAGCAATGGGTCTAACCGCAGAAGATCAAGCCGCGGTCATGGGCTCATTGAGTCAGGTTATCGGTTTAACTGCCAAGAGCGAAAAAGAAGCTCAGCAGATGATGGTCAGGCAGTACGCCGAAACTGTGGAGTCTGCTAGAAATCTCAGCAATACCTTTGGTGTTAGTGCCAAAGAAATGCTCAAATCCATGGAGACATTTAGAAAATCAATTGGTGGTAAAGCGGCCGCGCTGGCCGGGCAATCAAAGGAAGCTGCAAACCTGTTCGTTACAGGGCAAAAATTATTCGGTGATGCAATAGGCGAAAATGAACTGGCCAGAATGTCCGCGATGGTCGCCACAGGAGACGAGAGCCAGATTGCTCGCGCCCAGCGACTGCTCAAGGACAACCCGGACCTGATGGCAACTTTTGACCTTTTTGCCGAACATGCGCGGCGCGCCAGGGCGATGGAGGGCGGCCTGGCAAAAGGAGAAAATATAGACACGGCGTTAAGGAGTCTGATACCTGAAATTCAGAATCTTGCTGACCTAAGGAGAGGCAACTTAGATATCGCCTCTTACGGGGATACGAGTGTAACCCTGGATAGTGTTCTTGCCTCGATGAAACGTGGGGAGGGCGTCCTTAAAGGCGACCAAGAGGCCAAGGAAAAGAAGGGTTTTTTGGGGATTTTCGGAGGTAAAAAAGAAACTGATGCCATTAAAGCCGAGAACACTCTAACCGATGCCTTAAACTCATTGCGATGGGCGGTTATAGCCTTAACCGCTGGCATTTTTAAAATGGGCATGTTCGGAGGCATTGGCACCGGCGGTATCATTGGTGGAATATTAACCGGTGGTGCTGGAGGTGTCGGCGGCGTCTTTAAAAAGATAGGCGGCGCGTTGGGCAAGATACCAGGAATGGATAAGCTGGGTAAGATATTTACTGGAGGTAAAGGTGGTTCTATTTTTGACAAAATATCTGAGAAGTCAGGAAAATCAGGAAAAGGCATGGGCACTCTTGCCGATATGCTAAAGTCTTTAGGCGACACGAAAACACTTAAAGGTGCAGGTACATTAGCATTGTTAGGCGCAGCCTTGGCTTTGGCAGCACACGGATTTAAAACCTTCGGAGAAGTTAAATGGGAAGGTATAGGTTTTGGCTTACTTGGCATAGGTGCCCTAATTGCAATGGCTAGAGGGGTGGCTGAAGCCAAACGAAAGGTGCTTAATGGTGCCGGAGTCATTGTCGCACTTAGTGCAGCATTATTGCTGTCGGCATATGGATTTAAAGCATTTAATGACGTTGAGTGGACGTCACTAGTAAAAGGTGGATTGGCCATTGGTGCATTAACTGGTATAGCCTATGGGCTATCCTTTGCAGCCGATAAATTTAAACGTTTAAAATGGGGAGATCTTTTCAAAACTGTCGCAGTCATTACCATACTTAGTGGAACATTATTGATGTTGTCATATGTACTTAAAAAATTTGATGACGTTTCGGCGGAATCAGTAGGAAAGGCTGTCGTGGCCATTGGTGCATTATCTGGTATAGCCACTGGGATAGCCTTTGCAGCCGATAAATTTAAATCTTTAGATTGGGGAGCTATTTTCAAAGCTGCCGCAGTCATTACCATATTAGGTTTGTCACTGTACATTGCCGCTCCAGGATTCAAGGCCTTTAATGAAATTGAGTGGTCATCACTATTCAAAGCTGCCGGAGCCATTGGCATACTCGCAGTCGCAATATGGGGCCTTGGTACATTAATGCAGGGCGGCGCCATGGGCGGGATGTTGGCTGGCATAGCGACACTCATGGCAATTGGAGTAGCAGCCGCTGTTGTTGGTTGGGGCGTTGGCGTTTTTGCCAAGTCACTAAAAGTTATGTCAGAGATAGATGGTGTTAATTTGATGTTAGTAGGTGCAGGACTTGCTGCCATTGGCTTGAGCATGGGTATATTTGCATTTGGCATGCTGGCAGGAACAGCATCTGGTGTTATTAGCGGCATTGCCAGTTTGTTTGGTGTAAAAAGCCCATTGGACAAGGTTAAAGAATTTGTGCCAATGGCAGATAAAATTGCCATGATAGGTGAAGGCATTAAGAATTTTGGTACGGGCATACTTACTATAAACAGAGGTGTGTCTGAGTTTAATAAAGATGCCTTTAGCACGTTAAAAACTTCAATGCAGGAATTTGCCGTTGTAGGATCCAGTGAAGAAATGCGCTTGACTGCTGAATATCTAAAAACCATTGGCACAAGCTTAGGTAATATCAGTCAAATTAAAGAATTACCCTCAAGTTCAATATTGGGCAATATATCAAATTCATTTGCATTAGGCGGTCAAAACGCCGCAGGTGCTGCGCCAATAATGACCCAAGAAATGATTGCTATAATGATGGAACATTTGTCAAGCATTCAAAATGACATTGCTGCAATTCGTGGCAATACCAGACCCGGAAACCCTGTCTCGGTAGTAAGAGGACTCTAACGCTACGGTGAAATCAAGTTAAAAATAAAGGTAAGTAATAACATGAGTTGGAGAAAACATTTTAAAATTTGGGAGCCACAGCCAGAAACGACCGGTAGCGGGCGTAGGACCGGACCAGGTTATGCTGGTGCCAAGTATGCGTCGTGGCTGCAAGATGTGTATAGCGGGCAGGCCAACCGCGTTGAACGCTATGTTCAGTATGATCAGATGGATTTGGATTCTGAAATCAATGCTGCTCTTGACACTATTTCAGAATTTTGTACTCAAGCAGACCCAGATACTAACTTACCTTTTAGAGTATTATGGAAAGACAGTCCAACCGACAGCGAAAATAAAATTGTCAATGAATATCTCAAAAAGTGGTGTGCAATCAACAAAATAGATCAGCGTATCTTTCGCACATTTCGTAGCACATTAAAGTATGGTGATCATTTTTATCTTAGAGATCCGGAAACATTTGAATTGTATTGGGTTAATACATCGGATGTCAAACGAGCAGTAATTAATGAAGTCGAAGGTCGCAATGTTGAACAGTATGTTGTTACCAATGTTCATCCTAATCTCGGATCCAAGGTAGCAACAAAACCAATTGATAATGTAAACACTCTAACAGGCGCTACAACAATGAATACGCCGAGTTCATATTCTTTCAATAGCAATGTAAATCGTATAGGAAATCCTGGCATTGAAACTGTAGTGAGTGGAGAACATGTCATGCACATCACACTCAACGAAGGACTGGACAACAACTGGCCATTTGGAGCCAGTATATTAGACAGTGTGTTTAAGATTTTCAAGCAAAAGGAAATGCTTGAAGATGCCATTATTATCTATCGAGTTCAACGGGCACCTGAGCGTCGCGTATTCTACATCGACACCGGTAATTTGCCCAGTCACCAGGCCATGGCTTTTGTTGAGCGAGTTAAAAATGAAATTCACCAAAAAAGAATTCCAACTCGCACTGGTGGTGGAACTAGCCTTGATGCCAGCTACAATCCCTTGAGTATCATGGAAGACTTCTTCTTTGCCCAAACAGCCGATGGTCGCGGAAGCAAAGTTGAAGTATTACCTGGTGGTACTGGACTAGGTGAAATTGATGACCTTAAGTTCTTTAGCAACAAGTTGTTGAGAGGTCTACGAATCCCCAGCAGCTACTTGCCAACAGGACCTGATGATTCTGCATTGGCCTTTACAGATGGTCGTATGGGCACAGCACTGATCCAAGAATTTAGATTTAATAGGTATTGTCGTCGTTTACAAGGATTAATTGCACCTTTCTTTGACAAAGAATTCAAAGTATTTTTGAAACATCGCGGAGCCAACATTGACAGTGCAAGCTTTGACATCGACATGTTTGAGCCACAGAATTTTAGCGAATACAGAGAGATTGAAATCAATAATGCAAGAGCTGCGGTGTTTACTCAGTTGGCTGAAATTCCATATCTTTCACATCGCTTTAAATTAGAAAAGTTCCTGGGTCTGACAGAAGATGAAATCTTAGAAAACGAAAAACTCTGGGAAGAAGAAAATACAGGCAGCAATAAAAACAACCAAGGAGAATCTGCAGATTTCGGCGTCACAGGACTTAAAGGACCTTCAGAATCTGATTTAGATCTAACTAGTGGGTTAAGTGTAGCACCCGAACCACCGGCACCACCACCAGCAGCAGAGCCCAAACCAGCAGCACCAGCAGCAGAGCCCAAACCAGCAGCAGAAGCACCGAAACCAGCTACTCCGGTTTAAACAATAAATTTAGATAAGTAGTCTTATGAGATTCAACGATTTGCAAAAAGCTAATGATGAAATTGAAAAGGAAGTTGATCCTGAAGTAGCGTTCTATGGTGATTTGCGTAGAAAAAGACTTACCCTTGAACACATAAACAAGTTAAGAAAAGTGCGCGATTTGCGTGAATATGAGAGTAAAGCCAAAATGGAATTTATCCATAAAATGTACGCTAGACCAGTTACAACTTAATTAAAAACTCCGTTTTTTCCACCATTTCCTTGGTATTTTAGTGTGCCATTAGTAAGTAGTTATTGGCAAAATACATCCCTACGGGTGTGTCTATACCTCTTAGCGCAAGGAGATTATAAATGAGTAAAACCGTTCTTGAGCAAGCACTAGATCATCTTCTTAACAAAGAAGAAGATAAAGCTAGCGCACTGCTACACAATTATTATGTAAGTATTGGCCGTAAAGTGTATGAAGATATCATGTCTGACGAGGAAATGTACGATCAAGATGCAGCCGCAGTTGCAGACGCAATTGATGAGGTTGACTCCGATCTTACAGAAGAAGACGATGAAGTTGCTCCTCCGGCTGATAGTGAGAAAGCAGCCACTGATGATCTTGCCGACGAATTAGGTACTGACGGCGGCGAAGCAGCCCCAGTAAGCGCCGATGCTGCTGATGTGGCCGACGCAATGATGGATGTTGAAGCTGCTTTAGCAAAGTTAAAGAAAGAATTTGAAGAAATGGCCTCTGGCGCACATGCGGACGAGCCTGCTGCCGAAGCACCCGCTGCCGAAGCACCCGCTGCCGAAGCGCCCGCTGCCGAAGAACCAAAAGAAGGCATTGAAGAATCTTTAGAATTAAAAAAAGTAGCTGCCCCAGACAATAGCGATAAAGCTGATGAGAAAAACAGCCCAGTAGCTGGTAAGAACCCAAACATGGCTCGCCCAGCTCCGAAGTTTGCTGCCGGTTCTCCTGAAGGTACACCAAGCGGCACAAGCCCTGGTAAAGCGCCTCCTGTAAAAGATCTAGGTGGTACTACCAAGCCTGATCTTAAGAAAGTATCGGTAAAGGGAGTAAAAGGCTAATTCAAAATGAACCTACAGCCACTAAGAGAAAATCTAACATTTGACCAGGCAGGCATGGTTATTGAAACCAAAGAGTCTGCCAGTGGCAGTAA